ATGTCTCAAGAGTTATTTGTCGCTGTACATATAAGGTCATAACATATGGATGCTGACCGTCATGTGTGACAAAGTTAGACTGATAGTTGTCGTCTAATTTATTTAAGTCTGATTTGAAAGTATGCGTTAAAGAATCAATCTTTTTCTTCCAGTCAAAGTACTTGCTTTCACCTTCCTGCTCTACGATTGTTCGGATCCAAACATTTGGATTGACTAACATATTAGCCAACATAAGATTTATTGGATCGTCTTTTTGTGCAAGCTTATGGAAAAAGAATACGTCGTTTCGAGTACGATATGTCTCAAACTTAGCTCTTATTTTTCCATTATACTTGTGGTAATCGTAGCCGTCAGTAGTGAAGTGTTTCTTTAGTGCAAGATACCTAACATAGAGATTAAATGATTCCTCATTTGCAAAGCTCTGTGATGTCTTGATCATCTCGTTCTTCTCTTTGGACTAGTTTTAGCTTAACTGCCTCTCCTCTAAGTTTTTCCTTAAGGATAGACGATTTTTTTACAATATCTGCTACTGCCTCGATTTCAAGATCGTTTTGTCTGGCATATTCAACAAGCGCGTCAATATAATTGACTCCGTTTGCCAACATAGCGGCGATTTCATGATGAATCTTTTCCGGTGATCTTGGTGGTGTTATCATTATGTTTTTAAATTCCCAATGCGGTGCGTATTTCATTTTTCTTATGGTCCCTTCCCATTCTATAGGCATGAAGAAACAACATAACTTCTTTTTTATTATTATACATTATTTCTCCATTCAATTTAACCCAACATTCTCCAGGGGTTACGCTTATTTCAACTCCATAAGTATTTCCACGTATTCCATTATCCATTGAGTACTTTAATCCCGCTAATCCAATTGTGAGCTGCATCTTCAACATAGTAAATACTTTTAGAAGGAAATGTTTCTGTTTGCTGTAAAACATTATTAATATAAAATTCTATAGCATAGCCATCTTCATTATCATGTATTTCAGCACGCAGTGAGGATCCATTACGATCGCCAACATATTCGTTAATTTTCATATTTACCTTCCCTTATATTTGAGGTGGCTTTTTTATTACCACAGTTAGAGCAAAAGAATACCGTTACGGTAAACTGGTGATTCTCAAAAGTAACAGTAGTTTGTCCTTTTGTTATATTAACAGTATCACAACAACCGTTAACTGTCAACTGTTTTTTCATTATACTGCAAAACTTTCTCCGCAACCACACGATGCAGTTGCGTTTGGATTTACGACTTTTAAATAAGAACCACCTAATTCCTCTATATAATCTATAGTACATCCAAATATAAACATTTCTGCCATTGGATCAAGCCAAAGATTTTCTATAGTAGGTTCCTTATCGGTTGTTCCCCATTCATATTGAAATCCTGAGCAACCGCCACCTTTTACATTAAGAGATACATTTGGTTTTCCAGCTTTTGCTAAATACTGTTTAGCTTTTTCTGTAACTGTAATGTTCATCCTTCTGCTTCCTCTTTTGTTTTATATTGCCATTCATCGGTATGTCCAACGGACCATTTAGGTTGATCTTCAACTGCGTAGTTTTGAGTACACACTTTAAAATCAGGTCGTTTCAAATCAGCGGGTGTTAATGAGCTATCTCTCCAGATAACCCTATTGTTTGGTTGAGCAGCGAATTGACCGTTGTCCAATCTAATAACATTAAATGATTTGTGCTCAGGGTCGTGTTCGCTGAAGTTGGTGTCAATGATGGAAGAATCGCGGTGACAATTATCAATTGTGAACTCGTATTCTCCTGCATGCATTTTTTTGTCTTTACCGAAAAACTCGCATCTACACAGGATTGGCTTTTCGATAACAGTAATATCATAATCAAAACAATCCCAAAGCTGAAGAACATCGAGTGGAAGATGATCATCTGGATTAAACTCTTCTTTCCACACAAAAGCTGATATAGGTAATTTATCATATAATGCTCCATAGTCTGTAAGAAGTGTTTCAAAATATAACGCTTTTGACTGAGTTGATTTAACACTAATCCAAATACCAGGAGTTAAGTTACCCCAACTAGGATGCCCAGGTTCTAAATCGTATAGGTATTCCATTTTAACATATACGTTTACTGGTGGTAAGGGATGTACTAAAAACGCCATAATTTACTCCTGGTAATTTGCTTTGATTTTAACTTCTTTGTATGGTTTGCGCTTAGCCGATGCCTCAATTTGCATCTTACGTACTTCCATACCATGCTGAATTGTTTTGTCTTCTAAAAGATAATCTAAAAGTTCTTTATATTTCTCGTCCATTTAGATTTCCTCAAATAAAACGTTATTTACATATTCATCTTTATCTTCTTCTGATATACCCATTGCTAAAATGGATCTGTGAAGATGCGGATTCATTTTTTGATTTTCGCAATACTTATTTAATAGTGGCTTTGTATCACGACGAGCCACAAATTGATTTGTTTCCATACCCATTAAATAATATTCTACTAAATCTGACGTTACTTGAATAAATTGGTTAAGCTCTTTATCAGTATTAATATTCCCAACTGCTAGCATATCAGTTGAAAAGATTTCTTTTGCCCACGGCGGTAATTCACGTGGTTTATTCCATTCTAAGTTTGCAACCCTTTTTTCCATATAATCATGGTATGGATGCGGAAATCCATATAATGGAGAAAAATCCATAAAAGAACCAGTAATTTTTTTAGGGCCGGCAACAATATCAAATCCTAGTATAGGTAATTCAATTCCAATTTTAGGGAATACGTTAACGTGCATTAGCCATAAACCTTTACCATCTTCTGGAACAATAGTTTTTAAATGAGCTTTAGAAATACTATCTGAAGACCAAAACCGATCTGTCCAGTCTTTAAACTGCAAGTCTTTCATAGCAGCGTTTTCGTATTCAGTAAAGTACTCATCAAAGCTAGACGCAATATAATCTGCGTAGCCGTTAAGCCTGTCCCATAATGGATACATTAATCTTTTTTCCTAACATACCAAGTAGTGTGGTTACCAGACCACTCGAGAGTATCGCCTTCTTTCCAATCGAGCTCTTCTAACATTTCCTTAGGTATGTCTAGGTAGAGGTCCCCGGTTTGGGGATCCTCTTTTACTTCCATCATTTTCATTTTAACTTCTTTTTCTGGCCCGACGAGCTTTTGCGAATTTATTTGCTAATCTCGTCTCGCGGGTCTCTTTTGCGCTTCGTCGCCGGCGCCTTGCAGCGTCTGACCTTGACATTCGGTTTACTCTACTCATATCCTTTTGAAACTCAGGTTCTTCGGTTGCGTAAGTAATTTGCTCTTGCATTGCAAGTCTCCTCCTGTTTTTTATATAGCGTATGTTTATATTATAACTTGATAATATAGGAATGTCAACAATTATGTAGACAATTCGTCAAAAAGTTTTGATGCAAATTCAAAACATTTTTTGGCCTCTGTGGCCATATCATCATTTAAGAGTTTTCTAAACTCCTCAATGAGAACTTTTGTATCACCTTCAAACTCGTACATTGTTCCAGAGCCAGGTGCTTTTCTTTTAATAATTTGACCGCCATGCAATTCGCCAAAGTGCCTTGTATACATATGGGCAAGCAAGCCTTGGTTATCGTCAGCTTCTGCTAAACTACCAATATGAGCTTGATATTCTTTAACTGAAACAGGCAACGCAGACGGCATACCAAAGCCGTGTTCTTTTTCTAATTCTTGGATGTCAGCCATAATACGGTCAGCTCTATAAATTGCAGACAAATTCGGAGGAATGATAACTGCGTTTTCAAGAGGGGTATAATTATGCCATTGGCACCAAAGAAATATGTAATACTCGTGTGAGGTAAGTTCGCCGCGTAATAGTTTTCTAGCAAAAGCACGACGTTCTGCTGACTGATGGTGATCCCATGTCAACTGTTTCAAACGATTGGTCATTATAAAACCTTTTTTGTATAGGGTGCGTATCAGATCTATTTATACATTCTTTCAATGACCAAAGGGGCAGCTTACGCCGCCCCTCTACCAAGTTTTTTCTATAGGTATTCTTTAGAAGTTAAAGCTTACGCCTGCAGTTGGTGTAAACTCTTCAGCGTCAAAGTTGTATGAACTACCGAGTGTGATTTCAGCACCGCCGCCAACTTGATACTCATATTCGGCGCCAACGTTTTGTAGCGTTTCATCTGAGTCACCGTTAAGGTAAGCTGTAAGGCCCATTGCCTCAGCAGTTACTTCAAAGCCAATATCTTCTGCATCCATGTCGTATGTTACAGCGCCACCGAGTTCGGCAACTCCTGCATCTACGCCATCAACACCAGCAGCAATGACTGTGTTTTCAGTGTCTAAATTGTAATCAGCACCAGCTGTTACTTGAAGACGACTCATATCAATTGTGTATGCGCCTTGGATGTTACTAATGTCTGTAATGTCAGAGCTAAAGTCTGTGAAGCCAAGAGCTACTGCAGCTCCGCCTGCTTGTACACCCAAAGCTGTTCCCATTGCTGGTGCTGCAAGCGTTTGCTCGCCTTCTGCTCCTGGCAATACACCTTGGTCGTTGCCGAAGGACAGACCAAGACCTGCTACCGACATTCCAACGCCATATGTGTCAAGTTTAACATTATCATTTGCGTCTAAAACAAAATCCAAGTCAACTTGTGCTAATCCAGCTGCATCAATTCCGAGATCCAAACCAGTAGTACCACCCCAATCGCCAGCGGCAGTTTCAGCAACGTTAATACTAAACTCTCCTGAAATCATGGCTCCTGCTTGAGCCGTCGTGTCTTCAGCAAATGCACCGCTAGCGAGTACTGTTGTGATTGCTGATGTGATGAATAAATTGCGCATTATTATTCTTTCCTTTTAAAAATAGTTGTGTTAAGTTACCACTTTTCTGTTGCTAAGCAAGTGGCCAGCTCCCTGTGTTATGCCGCTAGGGCGTAACCAGATGGTGCAAAATTATCGTTTGCATTTGTAGTTTTTGGCTTAATAACGTAGGCCAACACGGTAATCTACTCTCATCTCTCTACGTCAGTCGATCCTATTTCGACCCCATCAAAGATACATTATAGAGAAAAGGAAACTTTTTTCAGCAATTCTTTTTCAGTTTACGTTCTCTCCAACGCTTAACCCATAATGTATCTATGGTGGAGTCGCTGGGTACCGCCCCCAGGTCCTGTCCGCATGTTGAATTGTATCAACGATTACTAGATATATATAAACTATATAAGGCCAAATGTCAACCACTCAGCCTTATATTTTATTAATTGTTACTTAAATGTCACACCGGGTTGATAACATAATGAATTAGTAACACTAACGCAACCGAGGCGCCAAGACCGACCATCATTTTACCAAAGTCCTTTGCGACCAACGGAAATACTGATTTGGTTTTCTTTTTACCAAAGTATGTAGCCATTGCCAATTCACGACCTGCTAGAAGCCCAACAAAGACCCAAGTTGTACTCATTGGAATATCGTTTAGTTCTTTAAAGAAATACAGACATAGCCAATAAAATAAGTCAATCAATGTCGCCGATCGTACGTATCGAGTGTTATGCTTTTCCAAAACAATCTTTTGGATCTTACCACCTTTTTCTCTAAACATAAAAAACAGGCCGGCAACAAACACAATACTAATAAACACCATTAGGTCTACTGGAATTTGTCGTGGTAGGAATACCGCAATGTTAGCAATATCGTGAGATAACCAAGTAAACCATAATCCACCTGTTGCTACCCATTGGGCAATACGCCAAAACTTTTTATTACCTTCAGATACTGGTTGAGTTTCGTCGTACCATTTACCAAAATACTTATGGATAGCAAACCACACAACATAAGCAAATGCTGCGGCAACACCATAACCCATAATTGATTTCATTAGCATCTTCTCTAACACAAAGGTTGAAGCAAATACTGATAAGACCAAAAACGATGTTGAAACGGGTACACCCATTCGTGTTAGTAAAACAAGAATAGCTGGGGCTGCGGCATGATACCATTGTACATCTTGGAATGGGATTTTATTCAAACGGCCATAGGATATATCGCCGCCATTCATATACCAACCATACCATAGTGTATACAACAAAACCGCAGATGCTGCGGCCCATAATACTTTAAAGTTAAATCGCTCATTGTTTGATGCCATCCAAGTACCGAGCGTTTGTACTGAATCGTTTGCTATAACTGCATACGCAGCAAGCAGGAAGCCGACAAGGCTCCACATAGTGAGTAATTCCATTTAGTTCTCCTTTTTGCTTGACGGCTTTACCCCGTCGCTCGCATTAAAAAAGACAAGGTATTTACCACCTTGCCTTAAAATATTTATTATAGAAATATGAAAGTTTTGTAACAGTACTGTAAAACTTAGAAAAAAAGAGGGACCTAAGTCCCTCCTAAAACCCAAAGGTTTTGTCTCCTTTGTGACACCCATTGTTTATCCGAGTCTAACTCAGCGATAGTTAGGCAGCGTAATCGCTTTGGGATTTGCCTATTAGGCTGCAAGACGCCAGTCATGCGAAAAAGCAACAAAGCCGATTGGAGCAACTACAATACACTGACCTTCTTCGTCAACGAGTACATCGCTAACTGAAATTGAGTGCATACGTTCTAAGCGCTCAATGTTTTCTTCAGGACCGATGTTACCAATTTGAAATACTTCATTTGCTGAAGCAGCTTCAATATTAGCAACATGAGTGTAGTAGTTGTTTACTACGAAAGCATCGTATGCCAATCCACCGATCTTATGTCCTGCGAAATCCATATCCATATCAATCTTTGCTTTTTTGGCAGGAACTGACTCAAAGCTTTGTGTTTCGTTGATTCTGTCAATTTGAGCATCTGTAAGACGGATTTGATAAATTGCGTATTTCATAAGATGATTCCTTTTGTTTACCTTATAGAATCAATCTATACTATTCTGGACTAAATGTCAATAGTTAATTTCATAATGCTGTAGGAAATGGGGGATTACCTATTTCCGGCAGTTCATCAAATACTGTGTTTGCCCAAAGAACTCCAGTTCTCATTCTAGCATCAGTCCCATAAGGAAGCACTTGCCCAGTGCAGTTTATGTTTACTGTTTCATCATCATAG